GTAACCAGTAATACTGCTGGAAATTTACAAACTTGTCCCAGTCAATTTGTGGACTCCAACTATACAGTTCTTGTTTGTTTAACCTTTGGTGATTGTTATTAATACCGCCCAAAACGTCCACAGTATTAACATAGTCAATATAATCTTTAAAGAAAGTAACATTACCTAAAGTATCTTTGGCAACAAGCGAAGGCTCTAATTGATAATTTTGTCTTTCTGTTGTTGGTGCTTGAACAAAAACATCATTACCAGTAACTGCTTTGGCATTTTGTCTGCCAATAAATCCATTAATACGCTTTACAGTACCGCTTTGAGTTAGCTGATCTATTGTGGCTTGAAGAAGTTTTTTATTAGGTTCAGTCCTATAAAATCTAGGCAGTAATCTAGCAGTTCTTCTTTTTTCACCTTTACCTACAGGCAGGCCATATTCATTTTGCTCTTCAGCCATTAATAACTCCCTGTTCTACTTGTTACACTCTGTTGTGCTGTTACATTACTTGTTGCTGTGATAGATCCACTAGATGCAATAACACTAGATGTTATGCCTTCTACTACTTCAATATCATCTGTAGTTGCACCATTAATAAAAATTTGATCACTGTCTGCTTTAATTTCAAACAAACTACCAAAAGACAAATTACTCTGTCTTGGTACAATTACAAAATTTACTAGGTACGGTGCTGTTCTATTCATCACATAAGTTGCTAGTTCACTAAAATAAAAACTATCACCAAAGTCCCAATTTTCTAATGCAAAAAATTCGTTAATTGCAGTAACTACTCTAGACTTAATGTCGTTATCACTAATTGGCTGTTCTGTATTTTTAATAATTTTAAAACTAGCTCTAACATCCAGACTTGCCTTTGCCCCAAATAACACTTTGTATTTTACAGGATGATAAATGATTTCATCGCTGACTGATTTAATAGCGTTCAATGATGGTGCTAGTGATGTAAACAATTGGTCTGAGCTTGACGGTAATGGCTCGTCGTCTATGCTATTTGACAACCATTTTCTAAACTCAACATCGTATTCTCTAGTTAATACATATAAATCAACGATATTTGTTTGTCCAGGATCAATTCTTGTTTCATAATCTGCACTATGCACATACTGAAATTTTAATCCGGCACGCCCAGGATAGACTTTATAGTCTAAACTTGTTACAAATCTACCTTGAATTTTGTCTAGTTTTTTAACAACTGCTTTATCTTCAAAGTAAAAATATTGTCCGTCAACATATAAGTTTAAATTACCAACTGATAATTCATTAGCAACCATTAACACTGTTTCGTCACTGTTACTAATATATCTATAGTCTTGTTGACCTGGGATCACATCATATCTTTCTAAGATAACATATTTTTCTTGAATAGCTGTTGTTGATGTATCAACAATATTTTCAAAAATATCTGGATCGTCAACTACACCGTCACTGTCAGTGTCGCTAAATGCAAGTTCAATTTTTTTATTATCAACATATCCATCCAGCCCTATGTATTCTTTATCAATTTCCCAATCTTGGTCAAATGTAAAAGCTGATGTTACATTAGGTTTATTGTTTACACTTAGAACTTTAATTCTGTCTTTAACAATAGTATTTGATTTACTGTCATAAATTTTATTGGCTTTTTCAAAGAAAAAGCGAATTTGCTGATCGCTTTCAAAAACATAACGTAGTTTTCTTGAAGCCACAGTATAAAATTCAGTATCTGTAGTAAACAACAGTAACCAACTACTGTCTAATTTTTGATTGCTATTATCACCTTGTTTACCTAAACTAAATTTATCATTAATATTCAAATTGCCTTCAAATATAATTTTCCAAGTTTTAGTAACAATGTCATATCGTAGTCCAAATGGCTTGTTAGCAAAAATTAATTCTATCATACTAGCAATTACATTACTTGCAATGCTAGTTCTCCAACGTGGGATAATTTGTGAAACAATAGCTTCAGACGGTACAATGTTGTTTAACACGATAGGACCGCTGCCGTCTGCAAGTTCCCCTCGACCATTATTTGTTCCGTCACCACTAACACTGATAACTTTAGCCCAAATACTTGTGGCTGCTCCTGGAACAGTAGCTGAGCCAGTAATTAATCTGTTATCATCAGTAGTTAAAAAATATTTTCCTGCTGGTGCTTCAAACTTTACAAGTGCATTTTCTTCAAAGTATTGTAAGTCTGTGGCAGCAAATGTGCCAGTTCTATAAGGGGTTGAGTCAATACTATCCCCAACATAACCTGTACTTTCATTTGTGTCTGAAGTTTTTCGGAACCAAGCAATGTTTAACGAACCTGTTGTAATTTTACTAAAATTAGCATAATAAAAATTACGTAAATCAGTATCTTTTAACACATCTAAAATTTGATTATAGATTATTCCTTCAATATCTGTTCTAGTTGTGTAACTGAATCTAAAACTGTCGGTGTAATCTTCTTTATAAATTATACCGTCGTCACCAAACAAATTAGTGCTTGAATATTTTCCAGTAGGATCTATTAGGTCAAAATAACGACTAATGCCACTACTAGATCTGTTTACTGCTTTAATTTTTACTACATCTTGACTTACTGACAGTGGACTAATATTATAATCCTCACCAGTAATCATTCTATTTTGTGTGTAGTAAGTAGCAGGTGCGTTGGCTTTGATATTATCATTGCTTTCGCTTAAGGCGGCATTACTTACAGAACTCTGTAAATTCATTGTAATTGTCAGTACTTCTGCTTGACCTACATTGCTAATGTAAGGTACATCAATACTAACGTTTCTTACATCTTTAGGATTAATTGTATAAGACAATCCGTTACTAACTCTGTAATAAGTCCTAAATGTTCCCAATGGCAATGTACCAAAAGTACCATCACTAAATGTTAGACTAACACGATCATTGGCACGTGTTACTACTCCGTAGATGTTTCGAATGTTCTTTTTAAGACTGTTATAAATTACATTGTTAGATTCAAAACTTGGCACTTTGGCCCATAGTTCGCTTTCAACTCCGTTGGTGTTTAATCTGTAGAGCCACACATCAGTATCATTGATGTTGTTGGCTTCAATGTCAATTATTTCATTAGTGCTAGGCTGAGCCACTGTAAAAGTTCCAGTGTTTAAATTGCCTTGACGGAAGTGTAAAAAGAATCCTGAGGTTGGGCTGGCTGCGCCTCTGCCGTCATCTCTGTATAAAAATGCCAGCTGTTTTCCAGCTTGCGGTGCATCTTCAACTATGTTTTGATCATTTTCTAAAACTGTACTTACAACTTCAAAATTCATGTTGCGTCCATCAACAGTTTTGGTGAAACCAAAAACAGGAACGCCTGTACTATAAGTTTGAAAACGATATTGTTCTGTGGGAATTCCGTAGATTGTAGCTTTGTCGTCTGGGTTTCCAAACTGACTTGATGATGGCATAGCAGTGTTCATCACTTTAACAAACTGATCATACCAGTTATTATTAGCAGGATCGTTCCATAAAACTACTTGACCAGCTAGATTTCTACCGTTACTATCAATAACTGTTTGTGTTGTACTAACGCTAGTGAATTTTAAAAGACCATTTGCTGTACGATTTCGTTTAGCATTGTAGCTTAATAAACGTGCTAAACGTAGCACACTTTCACGTCTTTCTGCTAATTCTAAAAAGTTTTCACGAGCATTTAGGTCAACACGAAACGCAATACTTTGACCCAAAAATGCAATCATATCAATGAGTGCAAGGTACTCACTGCTTTCAATATAATCGTTAAAATCTTCTGGATAATTTTCACGCAAGTAATTAATCATTACTCGGCGTAAATTTTCAAAATCGTAACTTTGAAAATCTGCGTTTCTAAAGCTCTGGTAAATTCTTTTCCAGTCTTCTGCTACTAGTAGTCTATTTTGTCTATCAGTTGATGACATATCCGCTTCCCATATATCTATATTTAGCGGATTTTATAATGTGCTAGTTTAATTAAGTAATTAAACCGTTGGCTTGGTCGAACCTAAATTGAAGTGTTTCTGCCACGTTATACGGGAGATATGTAACTGTACATTCTATTTGTAAACCGCTTTCATAACTAGTAATGACTACTTCATCAGCACGTACTCTCGGATCATAATTAATAATATCTTCTACGTTTTGTAATATTAAATCTTTTAAATCTTCAGTTAATGGTTCGAACAGCATATCCCAAATAATGGTTCCAAACTCAGGATCACTGAGTTTTTCTCCTTGTCTAATATGAAAATGATTAATTAAATCTTGTTTGATTAAAGCAAGATCATATAGTGTATAACTTTCACTATCCGCACTGATAGTACTGAATCCCCTATATGTCCTAGGCAAGGGAGATTCAGCTATATCTGTTTTACCTTTTACAGTAATTTTATCGTATAATCGTTGTGTGGCCATAAAATTATTTAATCCTCAGTTCCTTTTACTTTAGCAAAGGTGTCAAATGTTGTAGTGTATTGATTAAAAAATGCAGGTTCTGTTAATTCTGGTGTTAGTACTGCTTCGGTTTTATCTAATGTGTGACTTAACGGATCTAAATTTTCGTGACCTGCCCAAGGTTCGTGTAAAGGTATTCTCTGTGCCTTAGGCGCAACTGCGGCCTCAGCGGCAGATGGACCGTTCATATGAATATTAGCCGCAGTTTCTACATGGTCACCGCCAGCTTTAATATTGCTTTGTCCGCCAACTGTAAGTTTTCCGTCACCGCCTGCTTTAATTTCATAGTTTGTTCCTAAGGTCATAAAAAAGTTTTCAGCGGCATTAAAGTTAATATTTCTACCAGCAACAAAATTTATATCTCTATCAGCAGTAACATTTAAATCATTTTCTGTATGAATGCTTATACTATCTTGTGCATAAATGTCAATTTTTCCGTTGCTGGTTAATTCTATCCAAGTTGTACCTTTAGCATTTCCAATGTATATTAAATCTTCACTGTTGTGTAATAATATTTGATGACCTGTACGTGTACGTATTCTTACAAGTTCATTGTGAGGAATTGTTTTATCACCATCGAGTTCGTCTTGTTCTATACCGGCATATTCGGGTGGACCTTCTCCCGCTGGTTTTTTACGAAGAAATTTATCATCGCCGTCGTCCATTACAAATGTAGTACCACCAAGTCTACTAATTGGTGCTCCAGGAATTTTATGTTCGTCTTTGCCTATAGTGGCTTTGGGAGCATTAGTTCGTTTGTCTAATGGACCAGGTGTGCTAATGCCAAATACATGACTAGGCACTTCTCGTCTTGCACTACTAGTTGTAATTCCTCTAATGTCGTCTTTTAAAAGTCCTTGAGACTCTAACACATCTGCTAACGGGTGTTTTGCTTTAGGATTTTTTGTACTATCGCTATTGCCTACAGGTAAAGCTACTTTATTATATTCTGCTGTAGGTACTCTAAATCCTTGACTGTCAACGGCAAAACTTGTAGCTGCGACACCAGGCGTCATAAAATTCATACCTTCGTCACGAACACAACCTATCCAATAACCTTTTGCAGGATCTCCATTGATGAAAAAACAAACAACTGTTGCACCAACATCAGGCGGAACCATCCAAAAGCCATAGCTTTTTTGCGCATTATCGTAAGTTTCATCTTCACCTACAAAATCAACACTGGTCTGTCCAGCAAATGGGCTCATATAACGAACTGTTCGCATTTGCCCTTCTTTGCCAGGATCGTTACCAACTACGTGTTCTAGTTGAACCTCTAATGTTCCCATGTAGGTAGAGTCAAGATGGCTCACTACCTTTGCTAAAAAGGGGCCTGGGTTATTACCTTCTTGCCCTGTGGCAACTCTTGTTTCTTCAGCCATTAATCAGTTCCAAAACTTGCATAACTTTCAGGATTATTAGGATTAATTTTGTCCACTGTTTTACTAACTAGTGTTTGTCCTGCATCTCCATCATCTTTAACATCCTGACCTACCATCCTTGTTAAAGTAAGAGACTGTGTAAATTGTCCTCGACTAAAAGTATTTTCTACAATACTAACTCGATATAATCCACTAAATTGTGGCACTAAACTGCCTTTACCAAATTCATAAAGACCAGTGCGTCTACTTATATCTATAGGATTCCTAAATCTAACATTTATGTAAACTTCACCATCTTGATTATTAATAGCCCCGTCACCATTAAGTCCTTTTAAGTTTGTGGCTTGCGCACTATAATTGCCCATACCACTATCGCCAAGATAAAATGGATCGCCTAATATACGCATTTGTAATTCCACCATATCCGCAGCATTTGTAACCGCGTCATGAAATTGTCTAGCTGCCAGTGTTGCGGGGTCATCAGCGCCAGGGCCACCTTTGTTTGCAGAGCCTGAAGTAATTCGATCAGATCTTTGAGTTGTTGGTACTGTACCTAATTCTATTTTAGTTTGTGTACCGCCACCTAATCCAGTAGCGTCATATAATTCACCTGTTTCAGGATTACGTCTAAAATTACTAACACTACCATCCTCATTACGAACTTCCTCGCCCACTGCTAATCCACCAGCTTCTGCTCTACGCCTAACATCAATATTATTTTGACCACTGTCACTGCTGGTAGCAGTGTAAAACGCCGCATTAAATTCAATATTAAAATCTAATATATCTAAATTTTTACCTGTATACAAATAATCATATCTTTTTATAGATTGCAATTTGATAGCTTCAACACCTTTAGCGGCTTGATTTGGTGCCATAAATTTACTGTGATGTACTTTATATGGAATTACACGATACACAACTAAATTGGGTTTAGAGCCAGTTTTTTCTATGTTGGCGTCTGTGTCCATAATGTACATCTGTGTGTCGATTCTCCACCAATTAATAAAACCATCATCAGTAATTTTATCCTTGTCTAATGCTTGTCTGCCATAGTCACTGGCTAAAATTATTTGATTTATAATGTTAGGAATATCAGTACCTTGAGCAAATTTTGCTTCACTGCTGTTTTTGCTAATGACTAAATTACCGCGTTTAAATGTCTGTGTTGCTTGATCAAATACTGCGTTATCTTTACCAAAGGCCTTTTCACCTTTTCTATATTCATTAAATCCCATACTGGCTGCGCCTATAGGATTTACATTGTCATTTTGAACTAAATTAAAATTGTCTGATCCTCTAGCTACACCTAGTCGTTTTAAAACGTTGGCATTTTTTTCTGCTTTTTTATTTGGATCAACTGTGGCAGTAGGAGCATTAGCATTATCTGTGCTAACTCCTTCTGCGTCACTAGTTTTTAAATCTGTAGGAAATAAAATTAAAATTTGATCTGGTACAGATACTTCTTTGCGTTTAACTTTTTCTAAAAATACATCATTAAGAACTTTTTGCAGACTTTTTTCACCGTACTGTAACATTTCTTGTACAGTGCTACCACCAATAGTCACGTCAGTTTTTGCTTGACTGTATGTTGTTGCGTGTGCTTTTTCATTCCATGGAATAGCCTCACAACTGTAAGTACTGCCTTGTCCGCTGACACGCATTTTTATATCGCGTATTTTTAAAGGAAAATATTTTGTAGTTCCTGGTATTTGTACATTTTGTTTGTACTGATCAATGTGACCAAAAAACTCTAATCTTAGTAATAAAGGAACATCAACCCAATTATAATACCCGCCTTCAAGAGCCGCTATTTGTAGTGCTTGAAAGAAAATTCCCATACTGTATGGTTCTGTTACAGTAAAACTTAACCCTGTTGCATTGGTGTTTCCTGTAGTTTTGTCCATACCAATTGTGCCGTTAATACGCACATCATCCATAAAAAAATCAAACTTTCCTTCAGGATTTTCTGGAGATTTAAAAACTGTGCTAATTCTATCATTAGGTTTACCACTAGCACTTTTTAAAATAATTGGTCCTATTTTTCCTTTACGATAACTTTCATCTGGAAAATTAATATCATTTGGGCTTAATACACTCAATGTCCAAATGTAGTTGTAAGATGCATAGTTGTGTAGTATGTTTGGAAATGGTGGCTTTCCTGGAACTGTTACCACTGTTTTTGCGGCTTGAATTAAACTTTCAGGATTAAAGTCTACAATTTTAGGCACTGCTTCTAACGCAGATTTCGCTTGCCCTGCAAGACCTTGTAAGTTATTAACTAGGCCTCCTGCACCGTTAGACACTGCACCTTTTAAACTGTCTAATGCTTTACCTGCACCGCTGAGACCTGCTACTACGCCTGATGAATTTATAGCACTGTTAACTGTTTTAGATGCTGTGGTGGCAGCTGATTTAACGTCAAATGGCATGTTAACCTCCTAACACTTCTTTGAGGCTTGTATTCTTTGGAAGATAAATTTTTGTTCCTGGTACAAAATCAAAAATAGGATCTTGTAATACATCTAAATTTCTTTGTATAAACACCCACCATAAATCTTTATTACCATAAAGATCATAAGCTAACAGATCCGGTCTATATGTGTATTGTGGTTCAATTGAATACAAATAATCATCTGATTCTGCTGGGACTGACCTAATGGCCAGCACATCTAAATAATCCCTAATTACTGGAGTATTAAACCAAGGACTAAGATTGCTATATTTTACAGACATTAAACATATCCTTTACTTACATATGCACCACTAACAAATTGTTGTAGACTAAATTGTCTCACACTTTCTCTACTGTAAATTGGCATTAATGTAATTGTTAAGTCGCTTTTTGTAGGAACATAACTGTCTCTAGATGAATTTTGTCCGCCGCCAATACCAGAAAGCCCTAAGCCTCTAATGGCACTGTTGACTCCTGAAATAGCACCTGCGGCATTGCCTAACGTTCTGGCAGCACCAGTTTGTCCTACTATATTTGCTAATCCAGCTAATTGTGAAGCTGTTTGCCCAATATCACTAAGTCCAAACCCAGCGTTGGATGCAACGTTTGTACTGATGTAATTTACGTCTTTTGGCAGTGTCATTGTAAAACTTTTTACAACTACAGGCACGTTTCTAAAAACGTGATCACCGTATGCACTAAAGT